ATTAATTTAATTTCTTTCTAAGTGAATTTATTAAATCATCACCAGTTCTTTTAATAAATGTGTCATTTTTTATTTTATTATTAATAGAATCCACTGAAGATTGTAGATTATTTAAATTATCTAATGAGTTTTGTAAATCACTTTCGATATTTACTAAACTATCATTAATTTGTTGTAATCTTATATATTTTAATGAGTCTGCACTTTGTAAAGACTTATAATCAGTTTGTAGATTATTAATATTATTTTGTAATGAATCTCTTTGTTTTTGTATTTGTTTAATTTGATTCTGAAGATTTTGATTATCTTTGATACCTGAAAAAGTCCACATAATAATAGTTATAATAAGACCAATAATAGAATAAACTATTTTTTTATTGGAAATATCAGGTGTTTGTTGATCTTCAGCCATAAATTATTTTATTTTTACAAAAACTTTGTCTATATTTGTAATATATATCTAAAATTATTTTCTACCTAAAAATAAATAAATTCAATGTTTAAAAGAATAGTGTCATTTGATTTCGACGGAACCTTAATTCACACGCCTACTCCTGAAACTGGAAGAGTAGAATGGGAACATAAAACCGGATTGAGTTTTCAAGGTAGGGGATGGTGGGTAAATCCAGAATCTCTGAATACCAAGATATTTTACCCTGCTTTAAACCAGTGGGTTTTCAACAAATTTGATGAATATCAATCCGATCCTTCTAACTATGTTTTTATTGCAACAGGCAGATTGAAAAAGTTAGAGCCTCATGTAAAAAAGGTTTTAGATTTACATAATATTAAATGTGATGTTTATTGTAACACAGGTGGAGATACATTTAACTTCAAATGTTATTTATTTGAAACATTAATCAATGTAAATCCTAAAGCTGAAGAGCTTATTATGTTTGATGATAGACATGAACATTTAGATAGATTTGTAGAATGGGGAAAGAAACAACGTATTAAGGTAACTATTATTGATGTAATTAACAAAAAACAAATGTTATAAAATGTTACCTAAGATATCTGAACATATGTGGTGTTACCATTGTGAACATGAATGGGAAACCGATGATTATTATAATTGTAAGGAATGTCCTAATTGTAAACAGGAACCTATACATATTATGAGAACAAGCTCAACTGGATATGTATATGCTTGGATGTCGAAGCATAAAAATGATATTAGAGATAAAAAAATAGATTCAGTTTTAATTTACTCTAAAGGAAAAAAAATAAAATTTAATAAATAGTGATATATGCCAACGATAACTAAAAAACAACAACAAACTGATTTACAAGATAAACTTAATTCACCATTTATTTTGTGGTTACACAATGATGATTATAATTCTTTTGACTGGGTAATTGAGTGTTTAATTAAAGTTTGTGGTCATGAACCAGAACAGGCTTCTCAGTGTGCTCATCTTGTTCACTTCACTGGTAAATGTGATGTTAAAAGAGGTGATAAAGAGACTATTACTGAAATGTATAAGAAGTTAAAAGGTGCTAATCTTACTGTTAGTATGGAAAATGCCTAATTATAATTTAAAATTACCACCAAAATACTGATTACCGTTATTATAAACATGATTTTGAAATTGTTTCATCATCTTTCTTTGTTTATTGATATTAATAATAGATGAATAGTCAGCTGCTTCTGAAAAGTCTGCTTCTTTCAAGATAAGATTAAAATAGTTTCTTGTTTCTGTATCTAAGAGAGTAGCCGCATAATCTTCACACATCTGTCTAAAATCATGTTTAGCAAAAACACTTGAGGCATTAACTAAGGACATAGTGGTATCATCATTTCCGATATCTGCTGCATATCTTATATTTCCAGCAGATGTGATATGTTTAACAAAGGTAGTAATCTCTCTAATGTTATCTTCGTTTGTAATTACAAACTTCTTTTTATCCATAGCATCTTGATATTCTTTAACTAGTAAATTTTTATTATCTGTGATTTTTAATCCAACTCTTTCTTCAATAGCATCTGCTTTGTGTTTATACTTGAAGAATATACTTGAGCCATAGTTGTTATTACTATCAAATACGTGTGGTAAATGAGCTAAAAATTCATTTCCATAGTTATTTAATTCCAATACCGCTTTAAAATTATCATAGTTTAGATACTCAAATACCAATAGGTAAAAGATTTCTGCAAGTTGTTTAACTGATACTAAGTTAGACCTAAACAGTCCTATTTGAACTAAAGTAAAGAAGTCACTCATATTAGTATAAGTATGCTTTTGTAGTTCAATAATTTCCTTAGACTTTGGTGCAAGTTTAAATATATTAATAATTGAATAGTCTTGCCCCAAACCTTCTGATATATCGACTGATAGAACGCCTCTTATAATTTTTCTATGTATCGGCATAAACACTTCATCATCGTCAATCCATTTTAAATCCTTATAAGAGAATTTCAATTTTCTATCAAATTCATAAATTTGTTCACATTCATAATTCTTTTTATTATTTAGTAATCCCTCTATTGTTGCCTCATTCAATAATGATCTACTTGAATTAATAAATCTAAGACCATATTCTTGGTTAAATGCATCTTCACCACCTATATCTTTGATTGCTTCTTCTTTCCAGGTTGTTGTTTCAGAAATTGCTTGAATTGGAACTTCTAATCCATTTGAATCTACAAATTGAAATGCTTTCGCCATTTGGTCACTACAAGCATCATTATTATAAACTAATATAACATTCTTTTGTGTATCACTATAAAATTTCATTTCAACTTTGGTCAGACTTCCAAATACTTGTTGAGTTTGTTCTAATATTTGTTCTTTAGCAACACCATATTCGTGCATTTTATGAGGATTTAGTCTATAATAGGTAACAAATCTTCCAGGAACTTGATACCAGTAAACTCTCATTGCACGGTAGTTACTTCTTAATGGGTCTCCCTCTGGTCTTTCAGCATCAGTTAATAATCTATAAAATAAATTCATGCCGTTAGGAGTAGAGGTGATAATAATTTTAGAGTTTTCTATAGCTGATACAGTCGGGAATGCAGCGGTATAGTAAGCTTCAATTATATTGGGTGGAATGTGTGCAAATTCATCCATGTAAAGAAAGTCAATGGTAAAACCAATAGCTGGTGTTTTTGTTCTAGCAGAGCTTTTAATTCTACATCCATTATCAAAAATGATGGATCTTTGGTTCCAGTTTTTAATACCAACTTTTAAAAAGAATGGTAATTGTATATAGATTGACTTAATTTTATCTATAATTTCTATGGCGGTGTTTGCAATATTTGCCACAATCATAATATTTTTATCATTATTGAATGTGATAAAGTGAAGCATGGTGATTGCTGCTGATACTGTGTTGTGACTTAATATACCATTTGTATAATATCTATGATCCTTATGATTAATAGTACTATCAAACATAGAAACTTTAAATCCACTATTCTCAACTGATATAACTTTGGATAATCCAATATTGGTTTGAACCTCATTTCCAATTTTCAAATCTTTTACAAATACACCATTATGATTTTCATCGAATACTATATGATTATCGGCACAATTTAAATAATATCCATTACTCAACATTAAATAATACTGTCTATATGGCTGTGTAATATGTATATCGGTCATTTCTACCCAACCTGAATCTGACTTTACAGATAAATTTAAGTTGGATATTGTATTTAATATTTTTTTATTAATATCATTCTCGTCAATATCTACTTTACTATATTCTATCTTTTCTATAACTTCTATTATGAGATATAATATTTTAATTAAATTATTCCTAAAAAAGTTAAACATTTGTCTATTACACTATTTTTATTTTTTCTATACTCAGAATCCCAAACTGTTAGAACTTCAAAGTTATTTTGATTTGCAATATCAATTTTAAACTTATCTTTGTTCCATATTTCTTTTGATGTCGGACCCTTTTCTTTCAAATAAGGATGTGGCTTATCATATTCATTGAACATAATTGGATTAGCGTGATAATAATCACCATTATATTCAATAATTTTTTTTCTTTTCTTGTCACAAAAATCATATACAAAAAATCCTTTTTCTTTTACTGAGATATAAAATTCACTATTCTTTGTAGAGAAGTAAACATCTTTCAATTCAGAAACATCGTAATTATTTATGATATTATAAAATAGTTCTTGACTAATTTTTGAATATCCACATTTTATATTTCCATTTTCCAATAAATTCTTTTGCCATAGATGTTGTCTTTCTTTCCATCTTTTCAGTCCTTTTTCCTCACCGTATTTCTCAATACATTTTTCTAAACTAAATGTCCTTTGTCTATTTGATAAAATTTCTAAGGATTCCTGTTCAGTGAATCCTTTATTTAAATAATATTCCTTTTGTAAGGGTGATACTCTATCTTTCAAAGCTTTTTTAGCAAAGCTTTTTACAACCTCATCTTTATCTTCAACTTCTTTATATTTGGTAAAATCTTTTGAAAATGGACTTCTTGACTTTCTTTCCTCTTCAGTAGTTCTACTTTTATGATTTGGATTTTTATCACCAACATACATATCACGAAACATTTTTTTATATTTATCATCTCTCATATGCTTGCCCATTTTTTCAGTATCAACTTTTGCCATCAATGGCGCACCTGGATATAATTCTTTATATTTCTCAGATGTTATATTGTGATATTTTAGATGTAATCCATATATTCTTTTGGATCTTCTACCACATATACGACAGGTTACTACATCATAGTTATCAATTATTTCAAATTCCATGGTTTTTTATTTTTATATATTAAAATTTTTGGTTCCTGTCTAATAGGTATAGTGCGTTATACAATTTAATTTTAAAATATTCTAATAAATTTAGTGGCCTAATCTCCGAAAGAATTTGGTAGTAAAGGATTCCGAATCTATATATTTGACCACTTTTCAACTCTATCAACGTATTAAATGAGAAGCATTTCCCAATTTGTCTACTTCCACATAAGATACTGAATCTTCCGTTATGATATAAGTCTAAGATATCTTTTTGATATTCTCTTAATTTAATATTATTAATACTTCCATCTTCTGTTTTAACTCGACAATATTTTTCAGCGAAATAATGAATATCTAATTTACATTTAATATATTCTTCTATTTCATCATCGATTAAGGCAAAAGTAAGACCACTTCTTCTAACACCGATTTCATTTTTAAACCATGGATTTTGAAACCTTTTAATGATGTATCCATCGTTAATTTGGTCAGTTATCTCTTGGACATTTTTACTATTGAATATAAATTTCTTTTCTTGAGCTTCTTTTACTGCTGGCATAAAGGAATAGAATCATTTTCAATATATATTGTAAAATTAGATTCTCCAATGAGTGATAAGAAAGAGCAGAAAATAAATGAGCTTCAAAATGAGTTTGAAAGAATTCAAGATGGGTCAAAAGATATAGATATTTCAAAGTATCTGGCTAAAAAAGATGATCTACCTGATTTAGGAGAAATTCAAATTTATGACTATGATGCTGACTTAACGCAGTCTAGTGAGCAAGCTATGGATTTATTAGAGAGTCTAGTAGATTTATATTTAGGAGACGCTAAAAAGGTAGTTGAGCATCCTTATATTAAAAATAAAATGAAAGAAGATGCTTTAGTTTATGCCGAGACTATATTTCTTTCTAAAATGACAAGAAAAAACTTCCTTACACAACTAAGACAGGTTGATAACGGCGATAATAGTGCGAGAATGCATGAAGTTATAAACCAAACCGTATCACAAATTAGAGAAAACTCTAAATTCTCATCTACACAAAGAACTGAGCTCGAAAAGTTCTATAAAGAAACTAGAAAAGATTTAGGTTTAAATGAGTTATCCAATGTTGAATCTATACAAAGTGAGACTGAAAAAGAGAAAGAAGATACTAAAATTATGGATTCAAGGGGCTTGAATGATATGATTGATAAATATTTGAAAAATAAAGGATAATTAGAGCTTATCTAAAATATCTGCCAATTTACTATTAAAAGTTTTACCAGATTTGATATAATTATCTAATAATGTCTCTGTAATATCCTCTTCTTTAGGACCAAAACGTTCCATATCTGCTCTATATTGATTAACATAATCAGAGTCAGCATCATTTTCAAAGAATAAAATGTTACATTCATCTAACCAATCTTCTATATCTGATTGAATTTTATCATAGTTATACATTTCTAATTCCTTCAAATCTTCACAATACTCCATTTTATTATTCATTATTTTAATTAAGGAATTTAAATATTCTTTTTTCTGTTCAAATGTATTTGTTTCATTAATTCTATTTAATTTGAAACTTTCAAATGTTTTAAGAAATGTTAAATATTCAATATTAACTTTCTTACTAACTTTTTTATTAACTAAATTTTCTGATATTTGATTCACTACTAAAACTGGCTTGTTTTCTGAAATGTCTTCTTTGATAACAGATTTCAAACCATCTTCTGTTTTTTTTAATAACATTTTAAGAGTGGTATTAACTTCATCTGCAATTTTCAAAGTATCAAATTGGTTATCATAAAATTCAACAACATTATAAAATTCAACTTCTTCATTGATGAATTTAGTATCATCATTTTTATATCCAGTTAAATGTTGTAGTAATAATCTTATCTTTTTATATTTGATATCATCACTATTTTGGTCATAGAAAGTCTCTGAGATATAATAAAAATTTTTAATTTGTAATCCTTCTTCTTTTAATTTTTGTTCTAGCTTTTCTATAATTTTTAGATAGTTATTTTTTGTTTGTCTTGAACACACAACGAATATATCATCATTAGAATTCTTTAGGTGTAGAATATTATCTAATAAGAATTCTGGTTTCATATCATCTATGATATCTTTATTTAGGAATTCTTGCATTGATATCCCAAGATTACCTAGACTTGAATGTGATATTTTTAATTTAACTTTTAATTTATTTGATAATTCACTTGATAACCAATAGGTAATGCCATTAAAATCGACTTTGTTTCCTTGATTTTTATAGATTCCACTTTTTATTAATTTAAAATCAGATTGGCTTATTTTCAATAAAGGTATATTTGGTTTAGTTTTATCTACTATCCAACAATATTGTTCTAATTTAACCAAGGTATCTAAGTCGAATATATGAGCTCTCATCTTGCGTATTTTTTAATATTTAAAGATGTTTGATGTGGTAAGCCATCCATTCTTGGTCCGTCATATTTTCTTTCATTCCAAGAAACTCCGCCTGATAATTCACTATCAAAACTTTTACATTTTGGGCAAACATCAGGTCTTTTATCTTCTTTGTATTCAAAGGTGGCTTTACACCAAGGGTTTTTACAAATACCTTTTTTTATTTCATCCATAATAGTATATATTAAAATACTATCTCACAAAACCTTTACACAGAGCAAAATCATATAATGTAGGTAAATTAAGATATTTAAGCAATCCCTTTTTAATATCGCCTAATGTTTTTGAATTTTTAATAATCTCAATAATTATAAACCCAAATTCTTCTTGAAAATCTAAATAACAATCAACCCAAGGTCTATTATAATTTTCTAAAAAAATCCACTCTTTGTTACCACCACTTAACCAATATAAACACTTTTCAGGATCTATTTGTATATTATGATTAATTTCTAAGTTCCATAAATTCTTGTCTTCGATATTCATCATAAGTGCGACAGCTTCTGCTAAATCAGTTGTTATTTCTTTTTTAATTTCGAAAAATAGATCTTGATTAGGTTCTTGTGTAATTTTAACATTGTTATTTTTGAAGATTATAACATTGTTTTCTTTTACATCTCTTCTCTTTTTCATAACCTTGAGTTTTTTTTTTATATTTTTACGGATGGGGATGTAATACCACTTATAAACTTACCTTTGAAATTGCCATTTTCAAAAATGCCGTTTTCCCAGATTCCGTAAAAATTACCATTTTTCCAGATCCCATAGTGCCAATTGCCAGAATAAAAGTTACCAGAATTCCAGATAAGGGTCTTATTGATTATTTCAATAGAAGCATCTTCGATCTCGGAGTCGATGATCCAATGGAATCCTTCTTGGTGTAAGATTTTTATAATTATAAATTCTTCTTTAATAGAAGTATCTTTGTAAAATAACTCTTTGTATTTCATAAAATTAATAACATATATATTTTAATTTTTAATAATAAAGTATCGTAAGTGGATTTTTTAAGAAATTTTAAAAAAAAATAATTTTATAGATTCAAAAAACTTTTGTATATTTGTATCTAATATATATCAATATGCGAGTATTATGTATAAAAGACGGACACAGTTCAGATCCAAAAGTAATTCGAGCTTTGAAAGGTTCATATTATCACGTAACTGAGGTTATTGAAAGAAAAGAAACCTTTGAAGGATGTAATATTTTCTATCGAATCTTAGAAACTGGAAAATATTTACAAAGTGCATTATTATTTGTAATTGCACCAGAAGAAAAAGAAGATTCTTGCTTTGAGGATGTTGTAGAAGTCGAAAAAACTGAAAAAGTTAAATCAGCAAAACTGGTTTAACTTATTTTTATTTTAAATTCTGGATTTTTTGCTTTACCTGAATTAGTGTTTTTAGACCAATAAGCAATTAAATAGTCAATTGCCTCATCTACACTAAAGAACTTTTTACTTCCTTTTGTATAAGGTTGCTCTTCTTGTCCTTCAAATTTTTTACTCAAAGATAAGTTCTTTTTATTTTCAATTTCAGTCTCATAAAAGTATATTGTAAGTCCAAATGTAGGACGATTGAATACATTATCTACTAATTTTAACTCAGCTATCACTCTATTATTGTGTATAAATTGAAAATAAGTATCTGATATTTTCTTAGAAGATATATCCCATTTTTTTAATTTACTACTCTCTTTACTTCCGGAAAAGAAAGGCTTTAAACCTGAAAAGGTTTTTTTTAATTTGGAAGAAAAATCTCCTAATAAGCCTTCATTGAAAGAATCAAAATTTTTGATATACATATCAGTTTTTTATTTTAATTATATATTAAAAAAGATTTTCTAAATTTTGTGTTTTATTAATTTAATATATAATCAAAATAAATGTATCATTTTAGTATGAAATATCTAAAATCTCAAAACTTATATAAATCTGAAATCGAAACAAAATTAAATGAAGCAGTAGCAGATGCTTTTGGTAATGATATTACATGGGGTGGGTCACTTCTTGGAAGATTAATAAATTCTAGTATTAGAAAATTAAAAATCGGATATAATTATACTAAAGTTAATAATTTAGTAAACCTTGTTAAGGAAGAATTAAATGCTTTACTCGGAGTTTATTTACCGGATGATAAACAAAAAGAAGAATTTGGAAACTTACTTGCTAGAAGAATTCTAGAAAAAATATACAATGAGTCTACTGGTGATAAAGATGTTAAGGAAAAATTAGAAATTCTACTTGGTACTCCAACTACAGAAGGTCTTATTGATCAAGTTATTGAAGAAGTAAAAAAGGTTGAAATGCCAAATAAGGAAGTCTTGATACAAAAGTTAGAAAAATTCAAAGAAGATTTGCTTAAGTTAAAAGAAGAAGGTGATAAAGAAAAAGATGAAACATCTGGATCAGAAGATGAGAAGTCTAAAGCTGCTAAAGTATTCTATCAAAACTCTAAAAATTTATTAATTGCAGTATCAAGAATACACTTAGATATTAAGAATAATACTGTTAAACTTGATATAAAAGTTAGTGATAATGTTGGAGTTAGAGCAGGAACATTTTTTGATGAAGAAAAATATAAGAAAATGAGAACTAATTCAGTTAATGATGTTAATGCAAAGTTAGCTGAGGCGAAAAAAGCTGTTACTATATTTACTACCAAGAAAGACCAAGGAAAAATAAATTTTTATACTCAAGAGGTAAAAAATTTGACTAAAAGATTGGAAACACTTCAAGGAAAAAAAGTTACACCTAAACCTGAAGCTGAAAAGCCTGGTGAATCATCTATTCCTGAGTCAATGATTTATCTTATGAACGAAGCTTCTGCTAATATCAAAGATCAAGAGTTACACGCAAAAGCAGCTTGGAAAAAAGTTGTGAATGCTTATAATAAATCTGGAATTTCAAAATTTATACCTTATATAGACTCTTTAATTAATGCTACTGGTATTGATAAAATAAAAGAGTCAAAAGTAAAAATACTTGAAATCGGTAGACAAGTTGTTATAAATTATGATAATGTTGGTAAGCCAATATCATTCGATGAATTAATCACAGAAGAACAAGGTCCATCTGTAAATGATGTTGCCAAATCAATTTCCTTATTCGGTAGAGTTTTATTAGCTTTTTCAGAAGATTTAGGTCTTTTAGGTGCGTATGGTGCTTCTGGTGATACTGGTGGTGCAACTAATCATATAAAACTTTTCGTCACATCTTTCAATGAGATGAACAAGTCTTATCCAGTTATTAAAAAAGAATCTGTAATTCTTGATTACTCATCTTTTGTTTTAATAAAAGAGGCGGATGAAGATAACGTTGATTTAGATGAAAGCGATACTGATAAAAATGAACCGGTTGAAGACACAAAAGAAACTACAACTGAAGTTGAGGGTGATAGTGTTAAGAAGTCTTGGTTTAAGTTTTTTAAACCAGGTGAAGAAAAAGAATGGAAGGTTACCGATAGTGATGTGAAATTAAGAGAAGACATTGAAAAATCAGCTGATAAAGAAGTAAATTTAAAAGCAAGCGATGCGGTAAATGATGATCATATAATTAAAATCGTAAATCTTTTTGGAAGAGCCTATAGACTTTACGCAACAGATTACATACCATCTGGTCGTCCTGGTGGAATTATTTCACAGAAGACTTTAAGAGAATATGAATATATAGGAAAAGGTTCAACAAGGACTCAACCATCTGGAACAGGTATATCGGTTGACTTTGGTCCTTGGGCAGCGAAAAGAGTATATGATAAATGGCAAGATGGTATAACAAAATTATTAGAAGATAAGTATTATAGAAAAATTTTGGCTAACATTAAATTTGTTTCAGAGGCAGAATCAACAACCGGCACACCTATGGGTCAAAAAACACAGAGATCTGGTAAAACTTTATTTAGTTTTATAAATGATATGTTAGCTCACGAGGGTGATTTCAAAAATCATAGACAAGACATATTTAGAAAATATTTTGGTGTAGAATCATCTACAAGTGGTGGAGAAATTGAAAACTTAGATAAAACTCCAAGATTTGATCCATCCATACCAAAAGAAGACCAAGGTGATAAAAACGATCCTTTCTTTAGTAGCGCAGTTGATACTTTTAAAACTAAGAATTTAAAACTATCTAATTTAAATGATAAGGTTTTAAAAGTAACTACAGATAATGCGGTATTCATAGTTTACCCATTTAAATCAGCAAAAGATGGTGAATGGGTGATGTTCAAATATCAAGTAAGTTCTAAAGATAATCCTTCACAATCTTTAGTAACAGATGCTTTAAAGGAAAAGAAACTTAAAATTGAATCTATCGAAGATAAAAAAGTAAATGGTATTCAATATAAATCAAAAATGGACTTTAATGTAGGATATGCTATTATGAAGGGCAATACATTCACAGTAGGAAACAAATTTGTATTTAAATATGTTTCTTTAGATAATGTTGGTGATGTTAAGGACTACACAATGAATGTCAAAAAGATTGAGTATCTAGTTGTACCGACTAATTTCAAAGATAGAAAAGGTGTTGAAAAGCAACAACTTGATTTATGGACTATCAAAAAATTACCAGCACCTTATCTTATACCTAATGAAAAAAATGATGATATATTAAAATCATTCCAATCAAGTAAGTAAAATGATAAAGAAGTATAAAGATTTTATAAGTGAAAAATTTATTATTGACCAAAATGATCCAGCTGAATTTGCAGCAGATAAAACAAGCTTTAATAAGTTAGAGGCAGATGTTAAAGAGTTTATGACTAAAAGAGTAACTCTTGATAATATCTATATTACGTATAAAGATGAGAAAGATTTAATTAATAAGTTATTTGCTCAGAAGTTTATTCCACAGAATACAGGAGATAAGAAGAAGATTAAATTTAATAATCCTCTATTTGGTTTATATGCGCAAGCAGCTGAGAAGAAAAGAGAATTAAAAAATATTCAGGATGACTTAGATACACAGAAGGATACATTATCTACTAGACAGTCTGATATTGCATCTAATCCAGATAATAAAGACTCTTTACAAAATGACGTTGATTACACACAATCAAAAATTGGCGATTTGAATGATAAGATATCTAAAATTAAAAATGAGATTGTTACACTTGAAAGAAATACAAGAGATAAATTAAAACAGATGCAGAAGGATTTAGTTAATAATAAAAAAAGAATAGATTATTTTATGAAAACTAAATAAAATGAGAAAAAATCTGATTTTAAAATATAATATATAAGTTAATAAAAATAAACATTTTAATATGGCTATTCAAATAAGCAAGTATAAAAGACCTGGCATCTTCATAGAAGAGTATGATAGATCAATTATTACCAGCCCTATAACTCAAGGGTTAAACACTTTGGTTGTTGGTTTCTCTAAAAAAGGACCAGTTAATACACCTGTATTATTAACCAATACTAATGATTTAACCAATATATTTGGTGATATTGATAGAGGTTTAGAAAGAAAAGGATCTTTCTTCCACAGAACTATTACTAAGATGTTAGAGTCTAGTCCAGTATATGCTCTTAATCTATTAGCTACTGATGATAATTTAGATACTATCCAATATAAATCATTATCAGCAGCAACTGATAAATCAAATGGAGATATACTTTCAAATTCCTACAGAAAGTTCTTCAATACTACAGGTTTCTGGAAAAGAGACACTGAAGCATTCCTTAATCTCACTAAAGATGATAGTGATTATAGTAATGTTGTACTTAGTATGACTAACCTTTCTGATAAGCCAGTGAGCATATTTGTATTCAAATCAAATGCAATTGGTTTTGATGTTAGTTTAACTACTTGGTATGGTTCTAATGATTTAATACCGCCATATTTGAATCCAAATGACTATGCTTCTGATTATTTAGTAGATGTTGTTGTTGTAGCCGGAGATTGGTCAAATTATAAAAGCTTATCAGTTGACCCAAGATGGTCATCATATTTCACATCAACTGGTCTTATCACAAGCCAAGTTGGTAACTTTACTAATGATAGAAACGTTAATTTATTAGCATATTATGAAGGTTTATCTTTAATCCCTTATTTCAGAGATTTAAATGGTAAGAATATCTTTGTTGAAACTATTGTTAACTTAGATACTGATAAAACTGGTGTGTTCTGCACATTCAACATTGATTTAGTTGAAACAGATTATTCAAAAGGAATGCTTGATTTAATCGGTAATAACTTAGTTGGTACCGAACAATCAACTATTAACTTCTTATCTTATCAAGATACAATTACTCAACAAATGCCTTATGGTGATGTTCCACTTGATAGACCAGGAAATGTTTGGGCTATCGTAAGTGCTTCTTATTCATCATCATTTAGAGGAGCCACATCAACTTATCAAAGAACAGCAAACTATTCTGAAGGATATGTTAGTGGTGTTTCAGCAACTGCTTCGTCAACTACCGCTTCAGTTAACTTCAATTTAAGTTACAATATGCCTTATGCTGTTATTGGTGGTTTAGGAGTAACTGTAGATTCAACTACAGCTAGCTATACTGTAGCAACTTCAAGTTTCCCTAACACAGGAGCAACTTATACCTCTACTTTAGTATTACATAGCACTGGTGTAGTTGGTTCAGTAAATGGTACATTAACAAATGTAAATCCTGTTGTAGGTGCTAATGATTTAGTATTAGGATATGCAACTGTTTATTTAGGCACAAACGGTCAATTTAGTAATTTTAATTATCATAATGTTTATGTAAATCAAACAGGTTACAATGATTTAGCATTAGGTACTGATTACACAGTGTCTACTTCTGGTAACGATGTAGTAGTAACTTTCTTAGATACTGCAGCAGCTCCATCATTAAGTAACTATGAGCAATATAGAAAAATTAAATACTTTAATAATATTGTAAGTCATCTTAACTCACCAAGTCGTTTTGAAATGGCGACTATAGTTAATGGAGTTACTCAAGAAAAATTATCTTTAGCTGATGTAACAGTATCTAATGTTGTAACATCTACTTTATTAGATAAATCTTTCCAATTATCAGGTTTAGCTTCTTACACAGATATTAGTGTAAAAGGTAACTTAGTATTCTATGTTAAAGATGACGAGTTCATCGTTGGTTCAAACGGTATGACTACAACTACTTTAATTGGAACTACAGCTTCTGGTGTAGTAGCTAAATACTCTCAATTCTATTTAGATTACTATAACGGAGACATCAATGACATGGATTATCTATATACTAACTTTGTAGATCCAATGGATATTGAAAACGGTGGATTTAATGTAACATTTGAAATCAAAAACGGTTTATACTACGTTGTATTACAAACTCAAACTGGATCAGCCGCTAATGGATGGCCAAACGGTACTGTTCAGTCTGGTGATTTAATGATATTCCCAACAGCACAGTTAAACACTGGAGCTATAACTATCGAAGATTATACTAACCAAGCTACTTTATTTGGTGGCACTGGTAATGGTAATGATGGTATGTATGCATTCTTATTATCAACTACAGTCGTATATGAATACTTAACTACTGTTACAAATATCTATAATGTTAATTTAAAACATTACTTAAAAATGTATATCGATTCTTCTGATAACTTAACAGTTAGTTTCGTAGATTCTGTTGGTGATTCATTACCTTTAGATTTAGGTCCTAATTTTGGTGGATCTACATTCTTTAATGAGTTAGAATACGCTCAATATGGTTTCAATGTATTCTCTGATAGATTAAACTACAAAGAATCTGTAGATGTTGTATATCCTGCTGGATATCAATCATCACCTAATAAGGTTCTTGTAGATGCAACAAGATATATTAATATCGTTATAGGTGACTTCTTAGAAGCTTATGTTGATACATCAAGCTTACAACCTGGAGAAGTTCCAAGAAGATTAACAAGAGTATTAAGTAAGAGATACTATCCAGCTGATACTACTTTAGTCGAATTATCATGTGATTCTAAAATCGCAGTTAATAACTTAGGAACCTCAGTTAATCCTATCTGGCAAACAACTAGATATAAGAAAATAGAAGAGTATATTAGTACTTACAAAGCTATTACCTTAAACGGATTTAAAATTAGACAAGCATCAATGCCTGATGGCACTGAAGTTAGACAAAATCAAATCTTAAACTTAGTTGCAGCTGGAACACCATTATATAACGCTTTAGTTAATAAAGATGCAATTGACTTCAGATATTTAATCGATTCATTCGGATTAGGTTTAATTTCTAACTCTAAACAACAATTAATGGACATCTGTGGTGGAAGATTAGATTGTTTAGGATTCTTAAATATGCCTTCAATAAAACAATTCGCATCATCAACTAATCCTTCATTCTTAACTAATGGAGTATTAGATACCGCACTTGTCGCTGCAGGTGGTAACATTTCACTAAATCCTTTGTACTTGTATTCATTTGGTCAAGGACAAGGTGTAACCACGGTTGGTTATTTCACTCCTTACTTAACTGTAAGTGATAACGGTAGACCATTAGATTTACCACCAGCAATGTTTGTAGCTACTACTTATATGAAAAAACAAAATTCAAATATTTCTTCAATCGTTCCTTGGACAGTAGCAGCAGGTGTTACAAATGGTAAAGTAACTGGATTCAACAATGTTGAAACTGATTTCACTAACATTGATATTGAAAACCTTAATGGAGCTCAAATGAATCCAATTGTATATAAGAGAAATAGAGGATTTGTAATTGAAACTGAAAACACAGCTCAAACAGAATACAAATCATCATTATCTTACATACACGTTAGAGAAGTATTAATTGAATTGGAAAGATCACTTTCAGCTATGTTGTTAGACTTCCAATGGAAATTTAACACTCCTGATGTAAGAGCTGAAATAAAATTAAGAGCAGATGTAATCTGTGAACAATTTGTAAATAAAAATGGTTTATACAACTACTTTAACAAATGTGATGATGAAAATAACACACCTGATATAATAGATAATCAAATTGGTGTATTAGATACATATGTCGAACCAATAAAAGCGATGGGTATTATAGTAAATAATATTACTATCTTAAGAACCGGAGCAATTCAAAGTGGTGGATTTATAAAATCCTAATTAGAAAATTAAAAAATATAAAAGTCGTATATTTCTATACGACTTTTTTTATTAAACAAATATTGGTGTATTTAATATATATATATTAAACACACTATGTAAATGAATTTAGAAGTATTTAAAAACTCTGACCCAACTGGTAAAATGTCTCGCGAGACATTTGTAATAAAAAACTATACAGAAGAGTATGATTATATCATAAAATTTTGCCAACAACATAATTTGGAAGATTTACCTTTTAAACAAAAAATATATCATGCTATTAATAATATATCTAATATAGTTTTATGTAAGAATCCAGATTGTAATAACTCCGTTAATTATAAAAATTCAACCATTGGATATTATGAATATTGTAGCGTTAGATGTATTTCTTCAGACCCGAATATTAAAAAAATAAAACGAGAAAAATCGATTGCTAAATTTGGAACAAAAACGCCAGCTGAGTCTGAAATTATTAAAAATAAAATAGTAAAAAGTAATAATGAAAAATATGGTGGTAATTCACCGATGTCTAATAAACTAATACAATATAAATCTAAAAAAACATTATTGAAAAATTATGGCGTTGATAGTCCATCTAAAAGTGAAGAAATTTTAAGCAAAAGAATTAAATCATTTAAAAATAGTGGTTATAAAGAATCCTATAAAAAGACATCATTAGAAAAATATGGAGTTGAACATCCATGGATGAATAAGGATATTCATATAAAATCAATTGAAAAAATAAAAATAACCAAAAATAATTTATTAAAAGAATTGGTAATTAATAAATTAAATAGTCAAAATGATGAACTATTGGATATAGATTATGATAAAAGAATAATTAAGGCAAAGTGTAAAAATGGACATACTTATACTATAAATAGGCATATGTTATATAGCAGAAATAAATTAAATACTATATTATGCACAATTTGTAATCCAATATATTCCGGGATATCTGGTATGGAAGTTTCGTTGTTACATCATATCAAACAAGTTTATCAAGATGAGATTCTATCAAATGAGAGGATCTTAAATGGAAAAGAAATAGATATTTATTTACCTAAATTAAAATTGGGATTTGAATTTAATGGATTGTGGTGGCATTCGGAGGAAAATAAACCAATTAATTATCATATTGATAAATATGATGAAGCAAAATCTTTAGGAATTGATTTAATCTTTATATGGGAAGATGACTGGTTATATAAACAAGAGATTATCAAATCTATTATTAATAATAGGATACAGGCTAATAAGGATAAAATATACGCCAGGAAATGCGAAATTAGAAATGTATCTGCTAAAGATTGTAGAGATTTTCTTGAAGAAAATCATATACAGGGATATGTTGCTTCAAAATATAAATACGGATTATATTATAAAAATGAATTAGTTAGTTTAATGACTTTCGGAGAATTAAGAATTCCAATGGGATTTAAAAAAGAAAATAATGTATTTGAACTAGCTAGATTTTGCTCTAAATTAAATATAAATGTAGTAGGTGGTGCACAAAGATTATTCAAACACTTTTTAAAAGAAGTTAATTCAAAGAAAATTATTTCATATTCTGAAATAAGTAAATTTAGTGGTGATTTATATTCCAGTCTTGGATTTGAATTTGAATCAATTTCAAATCCTAATTATTATTGGGTTATAGATGGTGTTAGGTTTCATAGGTATAATTACAGGAAAGACCTTTTAATTAAAAGAGGATATGATAAAAATAAAACAGAGGTTCAAATTATGACAGAAGATATGGACTCTTTTAGAGTATGGGATTGTGGACAAAGAAAGTGGGTTTATAACAATTAAAATCCTTACATTTGTAAAATGCTAACTATATCAAGTAAAAGAATTAAAGGAAGTGGTAAAGGAACTGAAATAGGTTTTCCTACTGTAAACTTTATACTAGATGAATTGCCATCTGGTTTAGAAATAGGTTTATATGCTATTATAAATCAATTAGGACAAAAAGGATTATCTCTTATATCAAAATATAAAAGCCAATATAGAATAGAAACACATATTATAAAAAAAAATATCAATGTTAATGTTGGAACTATGTATAGTCTGATATTTTTAGATAAGTTGCGAGATCCTATAAGAACTCGCGATGTTAAATCAATGATTGAAAATGATATTAGATTAGCGACTGATTATTTTAGTAATTTTAAAACTTGCTTATCATGTGAGTTGTGTTATATACAAGATCATGGATATTCTAACTATACAGTTGAAGGATCTAATATTGGATGCTACGCTGGTGTATTTGAAGAAGGTGATTATTCTAATCGCGATACAATTGATATATATAACTCAGCCGGTTGTAAACACATGACAGTGGGTAGTCATTGGAAATTGGATGTAGATGGTGAAAGTGAAAGACCGTCAGATGATTGGATTAAAATGATACTAAGAGATCGTAAAATCAAGGATATAATAGAATGAAAATAAGAAAGTCATCAATGTGATAAAGAAATAATCTTATATTTTATCTTCAAAATATTTTATATATACATTATGAAATATATAAAATATTTTGAAGAAATTGACATTTCAGGTTCTTTCTTATCATGCTATAAGGCTTTATCTAAACATAATTTTATATTCCTTCGGTGCGGTTTTTAAATCTAAGACTTTTGCTTTTATATACTTTTCATTAGTATTTATAGCCTTTTGTAATCTATGGTGTCCATCTAAAATCATATTATATTTACCATCAGTATTCTTTGATATAATAATAGGAAATGATAGGTCAGCAGCTTCTGCCCTTTTTCTAGTTGCTTCATCTTTTTTATCTTTATGAATACACATATCCTTTATTTCATCAACTGGTATTTCAACTACTGGTGAATTATTAAGATATTTCTCTATTTCTCCAATAGTTATAGTTACCTCTTTTCCATCAATAGTGTCTATCCAAGATGTTTCCTGATAATGATTGTAATATTCAAATGTTTTTAAGTATTTCATATAGTATTTTTTTTATATATTTCATAAAAGTAATTTTTAAGCTATAAATTTACGAGTAACATATCCAGATATTGGAATTAATAACATTAAAACTAGTAAAATGATTAAAATTATTTTAGAGTTCTCATCAATAGCATCTTTAGATTTTTTAAACAAAATTTTATAATCAATTTTTAATTTTTCAATATCTTTAGATTTAATATGATTTAAAGAATCACTTATATCTTGATCATACATATCATTGTCTTTAGCAAACTTTTCAATTTTAGAGCAAACATCAAGTATTTCATCAGGAGAAAATCTTGTGAATTTATCCTGTTTTAAATGATCAACAGATTTTATTAAATCAGATAACTCCGGATCTTTGACCTCTTCTTTTAATGTGTTTAAATCATTAAAAACATTATCTAATTCATTAATTACATATCCCTTTGGGAAAAGGGGTTTGGTAGAAACAACAGCAGTAGTTGGTGCTATAAAAACTCCAGCTAATGAATTTAAACTAATAAACAAAGAAGATATTAAAGGAACTATTGGTTTTAATGATATTTCTTCATTTAATTCATCTTTGTGAAATTCTTCAAAAATTTTTAAATATTTCATATTACTATTTTTTTTTATATGTAAATTTTAAATTCCCACTATCATAAATTTTGTCTATACCTCTTTCTGACATAATTTCAAATTCAGTTTTTTCTTTATCATATCCTTCTTTTACCAAAATATCCTTTCTATAATTGAATCTATTTTTCCTAATTCCATTAACTACATAATAATAATTTGGTTGAGTAATTCCATCCATACTAAATCCCAGCCTTCTATAAAGATTTCCATTTGACCAACATCTATCAGCATAACTTATTACTAAATTAGGATTATACTTATTTTTGAAGTATTTAAATATTTTAGAAGCCCCTCCGGTAATACTAAAATTCAATTTATTACAAAATCTTAAAAGTTCATATTGATCTTCCCTCTTCGTTTGTCCCAAAGATTTTCTTAAAGAACCAAATGTCATCAAACTAACCAATTTATCTTTATAATATAAACCGATATTATATTTTGAAACTACACTCCCTTGTATATGATTTTCATCAAGAAATAATTTAGTATCATTAAATGATACTTCCTTTACTTGACACAGCCTAGCCCAAATTCGATTGGATTTGCCTAATAGATTATTTATTCTTGATTCAACAATTGATCTTTTATATTTCCAATCATCTTCCCAGATATGTATTAACTGAACACCCTTTTCTAAACAAATATTAGTTTTATTAACATGATAATTCTTATCTTTATATTTATCAGAGTGCCAATAGACACCATTAAACTCAAATGCAATTTTAGATTCAGATAAATAAATATCTAATTCCATTCCAATTAATGTCCTATCATTTTTGATTACTTGATTATTATAAATAGAAGATATGTAATCATATAGTTGGTTTTGTGCATCAGACTCATTATTAATTGGATTACAAATTGTACAAATAGTATTGTTGTTATTTATTCTATCATTTAAAGTATTTTTATGTATTTCAAATTGGTGTTTATTTTTACATATTAACTTATAAATAGATGTATCTACTAATTCGACGAACTTAATATTATATTTACTTACCTTATCAGTTAGATATAAAATTAAATTATCTTTCTTTTTTTGATTTAAATTTTTAGTTTTTTCCTTCATTATTATACTCAACTTATCTCTAACATCTTGTTTTTGTGATAAATATTTAACACCAAATTTATTTAAATTAGTATTTTCTACTTTTCTTTTAGTCTCTTCTAATTTTGATATATTTTCAACATTATATCTTTCCATTATAGACTTTTTATAAATTTCCTGAACTTTTGTATCCTTCATTGGATTATCTACACCATATTTAACAAAACAAGTTTCTTTTCTTTTTTGTTTAATCGAAGGGTCATTGGATAAACAATAAGTTGAGCAATATTTTCTATATCCCTTTGTTATACTGATAAAATGAACATTTTTTCCACAATAACAATTTGGTGAATTATCCAATGAATGTATATGTAAATATAATTTTTCTTTCCAAGAAATATCGAGATAAAAAAGGCTATTAATAAAAGAGTGAAAAGTAGAGAAGTTTTCACTTATCCACTTTTCACTTTTATTTTTATTTTTATCTGATAATATCTGTTCTATATAATCCATATTAGATTATACATTAAAATAAATAAATTGTTTAATATCCAGGAATCAAAGGAGGCTGAATTGTAAAATTACCATCAATATACTCATCAATCCAGTAGTCTGCTACAAATTTAGCTGTCACATTTTCCCATATACTAGAGTTTTGACTCCAATCTAATTCTATCGAACCAACACCTTTAATTTGAGCATTTTGAAAAGTAACTCTTCTTAATACAACACCTTTTCTATCATGTTGGTTAACAATAATAGTACCAATTATATCACTCTTGTAATGTAAAGTACCATTTTGTGAGTTCCATACTAAGTCATACCATGCTTTTAACACATTCCAAGTTTCCATAGAACCTTGATTATTTACGTTAACATTGAATTTTATATCAAAATCTATGTGTGTTTTCTCAGGAGTAGTCATAAATGCTCTTGTTGAGTATTTAAAACGTTGCATTGCTGTGCTAATATCCGGTGTTAAATCCAAAGTTACAGTATTTGCCTGTTGTAACATCAAAATAGGGTCTCTACCTTGAGCCTGTAAGATGGTAGGCAATATGAATGTTATTTCAAATAAGTTTAAATATACTGGCTCCTGTGGGTCAGTTCCTGGGCCCCCGGGAGAGCCTGTAACTAATAATTGAGTAAAATGTGGTAATGGCATTTCGTTATATTATTTTTTTTAATTTTGTTTTAATTATAATTTATATATTAAAATATCTTTTGTCTCCATTAGATATTCTAATCTTTTTATTAATGTATATATTAATATAAAAAATCAAAAAAATTCTATTATAGAGAGGACAAATATTTTAATATAATTTATATATTAAAATATCTTTTGTCTCCATTAGATATTCTAATCTTTTTATTAATGTATATATTAATATAAAAAATCAAAAAAATTCTATTATAGAGAGGACAAATATTTTAATATATATAATTATGAAATGTAAATATAGAAATTGTAATGAAATTGTATCTGGTGGTAGATCTGATAAAGAATATTGTAGTGTACAATGTAAAAGAAATGAAAAGAAATATCGTCAAAGAATAAGAAAAAAATTATTAAAAAGTGAAAAAAACTTGCAATAAGTGTAATATTGAAAAGGATATTGAATTCTTTTATATTGAAAACCAAAGAAAACACAGAAGTCTTTAGCTTCTGTGATGAATTTGGTATTATTTTATCAAAAAAGTTAAAAAAAGATTAAAAAAATCAAAAAGAGAGATTAAAACTTTAATATATACTAATATGTTAAAGTCGTATAAATATAAGATCAAACCAAATGAAGACCAAATTGTTTTGTTAAACAAACATTTTGGATCCA